GAAGGGGCAACCGCACACGGCGCACTACTCTTGCGAAGCCTGTGAGGGCCGGATCGAGGAGCATCACAAGACGACCCTGATGATGTCCGGCGAATGGCGGCCGACGCGCGACGATGCGCACTCGGGAACCGTCGGTTACCACCTCTCCGGGCTCTATTCGCCGGTGGGCTGGCTCTCATGGGCGGACATCGCCCGGATGTGGGAAGCCGCGCAGACGAGCGACGAGGCCAAGCGCAGCTTCAAGAACGGCGTCCTTGGCGAGACCTGGATCGAGACCGGCGAAGCACCGGACTGGCAGCGGCTCTACGAGCGGCGCGAGCCCTGGCGCATCGGCACGGTGCCGAGCGGCGGCCTGTTTCTGACGGCAGGCGCCGACATCCAGAAGGATCGCATCGAAGTCTCGATCTGGGCCTGGGGTCGCGGGCTCGCAAGCTGGCTCGTCGACCACATCGTCATTCCCGGCGGCCCGGACAGCGCCGAGGCTTGGGCCGCTTTGTCGGATCTCCTCGGCCAGACCTGGCCGCACGCCCATGGCGTTCGGCTGAGCCTCTCGAAACTCGCGATCGACACAGGGTTCGAAGCGCCCGCCGTCTATGCATGGGCGCGCCAGCAGGGATTTGCGCAGGTCATTCCCGTCAAGGGCGTCGAAGGCTTCAATCGCGCAGCGCCGGTGACTGGCCCGTCCTTTGTCGATGCGACGGAAGGCGGCCGGAAAATCCGCCGCGGCGCGCGACTCTGGACGATCGCGGTTTCCACCTTCAAGGCCGAGACCTATCGCTTTCTGCGGCTGTCGAAGCCGACCGACGAGGATGCGGCGGACGGAGTGCAGGGCCCGGCCGGACTCGTGCATCTCCCGCAGGGTGTCGACGCCGAATGGGTGAAGCAGCTCGTCGCCGAGCATCTCGTGAGCGTCACCACCAAGCGCGGCTTCCAGAAGCTCGAATGGCAGAAGGTGCGCGAACGCAACGAGGCGCTGGACTGCCGGGTCTATGCCCGCGCCGCCGTCTGGATCGCGGGAGCTGATCGCTGGTCCGAGGACAAGTGGCGCGATCTCGAAGATCAGGTCGGCCCCCAGCCAGCGGACACCGACGACACGCACTCGAACATCGAAGCCGGGCGTCTCGCCCGTCCAAACCCGCCATCGACCAAGCGGCAGAGCGATTGGCTCGGCCCGCGCGGGAAGTGGTTCTGAGGAACAGTCATGGCCTGGACGACCGACGAACTCGATGCGCTGAAGCGCGCCTATGCCAGCGGCACGCTCCGGGTCAGCTATGACGGCAAGACGGTCGAATACGGATCGGCGGACGACCTCTTGAAGCGGATCCGCACCATCGAGACCGAGATCACGGCATCCTCCGGCGCATCACGCCCAATCGCGGGCTATGCCGGGTTCGGACGAGGCGACCGGTGAGCCAGTTCACCTTCCTCGACCGGATGGTGGCGTGGGCTGCGCCCGAGGCAGGCGTGAGGCGGGCGCTCGCGCGGCGCAGTTTCGAGGCGCTGAGCGCCAAGACCCATGGCCATGCCCGTGGGTATGACGGCGCGGCCAAGGGACGGCGCACCGACGGATGGAAGGCGGCAGGAACATCGGCTGATGCCGAGATTGCCGCCGCCAGCGGATTGCTGCGGGACCGCATGCGCGATCTCACCCGCAACAATCCGCACGCGGCGAAGGCTGTTTCCGTACTGGTCAACAACATCATCGGCAGCGGCATCATTCCGCGCGCTGCGACGGGTGACGCCAGGCTCGACGAGACGGTTGACCGGCTCTGGACGGAGTGGTCCGCCGCCTGCGACGCCGACGGACAGCTCGACATCTTCGGGCTGCAGACCTTGGCCGTGCGGGAGATGATCGAGGCTGGCGAGGTGCTGATCCGCCGCCGCCCGCGACGCCTGAGCGATGGTCTGGCCGTTCCGCTTCAGGTCCAGATCATCGAAGCCGATCTGCTGGACAACACCCGCAACGGCGACCTCGCCGATGGCGGGCGTTTGCTTCAGGGCATCGAGTTCGATCCCTTGGGCCGACGCCGCGCCTATTGGCTCCATGCCCAGCACCCGGGCGACGCTGTCGTCACCATGCGCCGCCGTCTGGAGAGCCTCGCCATCCCGGCGAGCGAGGTGCTGCATCTTTACGAGAAGCAGCGCACGCAGGTTCGCGGCGTCCCATGGGGCACGCCGGTGATGCGCAGCTTACGCGATCTCGATGACTGGACGCAGGCCGAGCTGGTCCGCAAGAAGACGGAAGCCTGCGTCGTCGGCATCGTGCTTGGCGCCGACGAAGCCGATTTGGGGCTAGCCCCGTCGGTGGTCGATGCCGACGGCAATCGTGTCGAGCAGTTCGAGCCTGGGCTGATCGCCTATGCGCGGGGCGGAAAAGACATCCGCTTCAATCAACCCGCCACGACGGCGGGTGTGGGCGAGTGGCTGCGCGCGCAGCTTCACATCGTGGCGGCGGGTTTCCGCATGCCCTACGAGCTGCTGACCGGCGACCTCAGTCAGGTCAACTATTCATCGATCCGGGCGGGGCTCGTGGAGTTTCGCCGCCTGATCGACGCCGTCCAATGGCAGATCGTCATCCCTGTTCTCTGCCAGCCCATGTGGGTCTGGTTCTGCCAGGCTGCGTGGGCAGCCGGGAAACTGCCCCGGCCGGACATTGCGGTCGAATGGTCTCCGCCGCGCTTCGAAGCCGTCGATCCACTGAAGGACGCGATGGCCGATCTTCTGGCCTTGCGCTCAGGCACCATGTCGCTGGCGCAGGCCATTGCGCGTCAAGGTCACAACCCCGACGCCGTGCTCGCCGAGATCGCTGCCATGAACGCCAAGATCGACGCCCTCGGGCTCATTCTCGACAGCGATCCGCGGCGCGTGACGAAAACCGGCGTGATGCAGGCCGATCCTGCTGGCCAATTCAACAGTCCCGACACCTGAGCTTTTCGCCATGACCCGAAACATCGACCTGCCACCGCTGACGCGGGCGGCGGACCTGTTGCCTGCGTCGATCGATGCGGCCGAGCGCACCATCGAGGTTGTCTGGTCCACGGGCGCGCGTGTGCGCCGTACTCCGTTCTTCGGCGATCCGTTCGACGAGGAACTGGCGATGGATCCGCGCGCCGTCCGTCTCGATCGCCTGAACGCGGGCGCGCCGCTCCTGAAGGTGCATGATGCTTCCGTGCTCGACAGCGTCATCGGCTCGGTCGTGCCCGGCAGCGCCCGCATCGAGAACGGGCGCGGCATCGCCCGCGTCCGCTTCTCCGACCGGACCGAAGTCGAACCGCTCTGGAAGGACGTCGAGGCTGGGCACATCCGTGCGGTCTCGATCGGCTACCAGGTCCATCGCTTCGAGGTGACCAGGCAGGCGGGCGCACCCGAGCTGTGGCGCGCGGTCGACTGGACGCCCTTCGAGATTTCCGCAGTGCCGATCGGCGCTGATCCGGCAGCGGGTTTCCGCGCCGAGACATCCTCCGAAAGTTCTTTGCCCCTTCACCCCTGCGTCGTCCACCGCGCCGACGCTCCATCCAAGGAGAAAGCAGCCATGGACGACGCTGTGACCGACAACACTGAGACGCAGACGCGCCAGGCCGCGCCTGAACCGCAGGATCGCGTGCCGACCACACCCGTGATCGATGCGGAGACGATCGCCGCCCGCGCGCGCGATTCCGAACGCGAGCGGGTCGGAACTATCTACGATCTTGCCGGCCGCCTCCACCTCGAGCGCAGCTTCGCCGACGATCTCGTCAAGCGCGGCGTGACGCTTGATGCGGCGCGCAGCGAGATCCTCGACAAGGTCGCGACCGACGCCGAGAAGACGCGGGTTTCGCCTCAGGTCAGCATCCCGCTCGGCGGCCGCGATGAGCGCGTCACGCGTCGTGACGCCGTGTCGAACGCTCTTTTGCACCGCTACTCGCCGACGCTCTTCCCCTTGAGCGAACCGGCGCGGGAATATCGCGGCATGACGCTCGTGGAGCACGCCCGCGAGTTCCTCTCCAGCTCGGGCGTCAATGTCCGGGGCATGTCGCGCGACGAGATCGCCACCCGCGCGCTGCATTCCACCTCGGACTTCCCCGAAGTCCTCGCCGCCGTGACGGGCAAGACGCTGCGGCAGGCCTATGATGCCTATCCGCGCACCTATGTCCCCTTCTGCCGGCAGGTTCTCGCGACCGACTTCAAGGCGATGCACCGTGTCCAGCTCGGCGAAGCGCCGCAACTCGTGAAGGTCAACGAGGGCGGCGAGTTCAAGCGCGGCACCCTCGCCGAAGGGCGCGAGAGCTACCGTGTCGAGACTTACGGGCGGGTCGTCGCGGTCACCCGGCAGGTGCTCATCAACGACGATCTCGACGCCTTCACCCGCATCCCGGCGATGTATGGCACGGCGATCGCCACGCTGGAGAGCGACGTGGTCTGGGGCATCATCCTGGCGAACGCCGCGATGAGCGACTCCATCGCGCTGTTCCACCAGAACCACGGCAATCTGGCCAACCCGGCAACCGCGCTCAGCGTCACCGCGATCGGCGCGGCGCGCGCGGCCATGGCCCGGCAGACCGGACTCGACAAGAAGACCATCCTCAACGTCCGACCCGCCTACCTCATCGTGCCGGCATCGCTCGAACTCGCCGCCGAGCAGCTGGTGGCGCAGAACCTCGTGCCTGCCCAGACCGGCAACGTGGTCCCGTCCTCGATCCGCACCCTGACGCCGATCTCCGAGCCTCGGCTTGACGCCGCGAGCCTCACCGCCTGGTATCTCGCCGCGAATCCCGCCCAGATCGACACCATCGAGTACGCCTATCTCGAAGGCCAGCAGGGCGCCTACATCGAGACGCGCAACGGCTTTGACGTCGACGGCGTCGAGATCAAGTGCCGCCTCGACTTCGGCGCGAAGGCGATCGACTGGCGCGGCCTCTACCGCAATCCCGGCGCGTGATCGCCGCCGGAACGCTTCCCCATCATCTGACACTCTCGGAGAACTCCCATGCGCGGCTACATCCAGCCCGGCAACACCATCACGCTTCCCGCCCCCTATGCCGTGGCATCCGGCGACGGACTGCTGGTCGGCGCGATCTTCGGCATCGCGACCGGATCGGCGGCCATCAACGCCGAGGTAGAGACCCTTACCGAGGGCGTGGTCGAACTGCGCAAAGCCCCGTCCCAGGCATGGGCCGTCGGCGCGCGCATCTATTGGGACAACGCCGCCCGCCTCGCGACGACCGTGGTCGCATCGAACACCCTGATCGGCGCTGCGACCGAACCGGTGGCAGGCGGGGCCAACGATACGATTGGCCGCGTTCGGCTGAACGGCAGCTTCTGACGTGAACGCGTTCGCGGCAGCGACCGACGCCCTGTTCGCGGACCCGAACCTTGGCG